ACAATAGTAGGTTCAAACTCTTCCAAAGACCATTGTTCTAAATCATAGATATCATCTTTTAATTTTGCTAACAACTCCTGTGCTTTTTTTATATCAAAAGCAAAGCCATTCTTTTCTTGTTGGTCTAGTATTAATCTTATATCGTGTTCTAAATCTATAGACTCTTTAGAAAAACCTTTGCTTTCTTTTAACAACTCTTTGTAAACAGCATGTGTAATCTCCACGTCTTGTTTACAATAGTCTAACATAGCTTGATTATATTTAGAAAAGTTTACTCCCTCACCACCTTTAAGCATGTTTAATTTTTCTCCCCATGCTTTTAGGCTATGACCTTTTTCTCTAATAGGATTAAATAACTGAGATAATATTAGTGTATCTACAATATTACCTGGTAGTATCTCGGCATTTAATAATTTATTTAATACTGGTGCATCAAAAGATAAACCATTGTGCATAATAAATGTATCTACACTCTTTGCCCAGTTTTTAAAACCATACATATTACCTGAGTCCCATACAGTTACAATATTAGTATCTATATCTTTTACTACAATACAATGTATTTTACTAGGATTAAATCCGTCTGTCTCAATATCAAGAACTACTTTCATTTGCTCCACACCAACTACAGTCTTCTCCTTTACCTATCTCCATCTCTGATTTTTCTTCTGGACAATAATGACTCCACATTTCTTGTTCACTAAATAACTCTTGTTGCTTTTCCATAGTAGGAAACTCAAACTTATGATATACATACACAAATGTATGACAATTAGGACAACTTAAATTAGTTACAATATCGTGTTCGTCACCCTCTTCTCCGTCATGGTCTCCACCCCATATCAACTCTGTTCCGCAGTGCCAACAATTCATTTTACTCTATCCTCTCTATAAGAACTCTTACATTTGGACTATACCAATTATAAGTTTCTTTCAACCAAGCACGTTTCTCTCGTGCCTCTTCCAGTGTGTATGTTCCCTCTAGTTCTACTGTTCGTTTTACTTCAGGACTTTTGTCTTTGTATATTAATTTAAATAACATTTATATTACTCCTTGTGCTTCGTTTTCAAAATTATCCTCAAAAGGATTATCTATTTGTGACATTCTACCAGACTTTTTATCATAATGCAAGTAAGAACATACACCTGTTTCTCCTGTGTATCTATTTTTTAATATACGAATCGTTGTAGTACAAGCAATTACTTCATCATCTGATTGTTGATTTCTTTCTAAAGCAATAACGCTATCAGATAAATGTGCAATACTGGCACTACCTCTCAAGTGAGATAGAGTAACCTCTTTTCCATTCTCGTGACCTAAGTCTCCTGATGGTCTCCTAAGATGTGATACTAATAATAAACCAACTCCTGTCTCTTCTACAAGTGAACGTAGCTTAGTCATCAATACATCAATAGACTTTCTTTCATCTCCCTCATCTTGTCCACTAACTAAGATAGATAAGTGGTCTAAGAATATCCATTTACAATCCAAAGACTTTGCCATATATCGAACCCTGGATAGTATCTCATCATTACCTATAGAACCAAAGTGGTCAAAGGCAAAGAACCTACCAGAACCTATTGTTTCTTTTTGCCATTTGTTTAACTGCTCTCTAGCGAATTGATTTCGTATCTCCTTGATATACAATCTTTGGTTTGCCTCAACAGACATAATATTAAATGCAGTATTCTTTGTGCTTTCTTCTAATGCTAATATTCCTATGTTGTCATTAGAGTTTTTTAGAATGTGATGCATCAACTCACGCATGATAGAAGACTTGCCCATACCGGCACCAGAAGTAAATGTAACTAACTCTCCTGTTCTCATGCCATATGTTTTTTCATTCATGGCACTCCAAGGATAAGGTATCGTTTCACAATACTCCTCCTCATACAACTCATCTCCTAACTTTGCTAAGTTTACTATGCCAGCCGGTGTGTATGATTCTGCACTCCACCAATCTTGAACAAAGTCTTTTGCTTTACCCATCTTCAAATATTCATTAGGGTCTTTGTAATCCAGTCTAACTATCTTGCATTTGTTTGGTTCAAATAATTGTGCAACCTTTTGTGATGCTTCAACACCAGGTTTATCTGTGTCAAAACATACCACAACATTTTCAAAACTATTCAAATATTCTAAGTGTTGTTTACAATTCTGCACAGCACTTTGAACTCCATTCTTGATTGATACTACTGCCCATTTACTTCCTAACATTTCGTACACAGACATGGCATCTATCTCTCCTTCAACGATAGTAATATATTTACCACCAGACTTGAATAAGTTTTGTCCAAACAGTAAGGCATCTCCTATGTTACCTTGAGACCATATTTTTTTTCCTTCTACTTGTCTCACCTTTGTGGCAACATGGCTACCATCTGAATTAAAATATTCATAGTAATGATGTGTTATCATTGAACCATCTTGTCTTATTTTTGTTCGATACTTTCTAGCAGTTTGTTCTGATATTCTTCTATCAGTAATACCACCATAGTCTCCGGTGCTAGTTATTCTATTCTGCATATCTACCACCTCTCCTGTTTTTTGGAATCCTGTTTCCATTTTTGCCTCTCCTACGTTATTAAATCTTTTGTTACATGAAAAACAGAAGGCATGTCCATCAGCATGTATGTTATATCCTTTGCTTGATTCACCACAAGGGCATTGTCCTCTGCTTATCCATTTACTTTGCATCACATCATACCTAATGTATTAGTTACACCTATAACTACATAGATAGCTGTGTATATTAATAAATATTCTAATCCTATCATTTATATTCCTTTCTATATTATTTAAAAGTATAATAAAACATCATAATAAATATATATAATACCCATAAGGATAATAATAAAATAAATATATTAATTATTATATTTAATATTATATTAATATATTTAGATATTATACTGAATATTTTATACTTGTCAATCAAAATCTTTCAAACTATTTTTATAAAGTTTTTCTGCTGAATCAATGTCAAAACCTATGCTATTTTTACAATCCAATTTCGCATACATTCTGGCTTCTTCATTAGAGCAACCTTCTTTTTTGTACTCTTTAAATAACTTTCTGTAGAGTCTTTTCTCATCTTTATCCCAAAGATTACTCATTGTTTTCTCCTAACTATTATACAATAAAAAAAATAAACTTATAATTAATAATAAGGGAAACATATTATTAATCCATAAAAATTTAATTTTCTTGGGTTTTTGAAACCACCGACCAGTGGCTCTTAATCTTCTTTCTCTATCACTACTCATCTTTTAAATGCTCTGCATCTGGCATCTCTGCATCTCCTAACCAAACACCATCAGAGTTATTTGTAATAGTTTTACCATTATCTTTTTTTACTCCTAACTCTCTACGCAACTTGTAGTTCTCTTCATTTAATTGTTTTATTCTAACATAAGCAGTTCTTAATTGTTCTTGTAAATCTCTTACATTTTTTTCTAATATATTTATTACTACTGGGTCATACATTTTTTTCTCCTATCTCCTGGTTAATATATATGCTAATAGTACGATAAACATTCCTACTACTATGCCTCCTAAAAAATAATATAGTATATATATTTCCGTCATTAGTGTATTCTTTCTATAGTGACACCATTATCCATAGCGAAGTTTATATCAACTCCCCACTCCACTAATTCTTCTAGTGCCTCCTCTTCTGTTTTAAATTTTAATAATTTATTTTTATTATCAACTAACTGGTCAATGGGAAATGATTCTGTCCATTTACATTTCTTGTTCCATTTACCAAAATCAAATCTATGATGTGTTATTATGAACATTCTTATCTCGCTTTCTGTCATACTTCTTTTTGCTTTTGACAATCCTTTGCCTATATCTTGTGTCAAGTAAATTTTTTGCCACAATATTTGGTACTCTAACTATAGGTTTTATTTTATTCATAGTATTCCTATAGCCATTGTATCATAGATAATTATAAAATGCAAGTCTTAGATATCTTCTTTATCTCCTGATATAGCACCTATCTTTCCTTTGAAAGGTATCACCTTACCAGTAGGTTTAGTCTTCTCCACGAGCTTTATATCCGGTTTAAACCCTACATCATCTCCAAAGAAAAACTCCTCTAGTTCGTGGAATCCTCCTATGTGTAGAAAGATTTGTGGCACAGTTTTATGTCCGGCTTTTTTAAATCTCCTAACTTTCTCCGCAGTATCTAGTTCTCTTTCTTCGTATGTTTCTCCGGCTTCATCTAGTAAAGACTTTGCCTCTGCACAATAGATGCAGTTCTTTTGTGTGTATATAATATATTTAATCATCTTCATTCTCCTCGTATATGTCCCAAGTTAAAACACATTTATCATTTCGTATTTCATCTATAAGTTTTTGTTTTGCTATCTCTTTTGCTTCATCTGTAAGCTCTGTAAATCCTTTCACATGAACTCCTGAATCTATATATACATCAATACCTTTAATCATCTTTATACCTCATAATTTAATATTAATTCTTCATCTTTTTTTATCTTCCTAGAAGTAAACACATTGTA